AGCCAACAACCACCAAGCAGACAGACTACCAGTCATAACCATCCACAAACCAAAAAGTAATGAGACGTACGAAATACACGCAACTACAGTTTGATTTTGCGGGGTTATCTTTAATAGATGAGTAGCAAGGTTCAATTTATTTATCCATTAACGAAATGCAGGACCGCCAACCCAAAGTACTAATGAACGACGTACGCCTTTTGTTACTGGGGCCACTCGATGCAAAGTGTAGGATGGGAAGAACCACGCTCTACCTTTTAGCGTTTCAAGCGTTTGCGCTGTATCGTTACTAGTCTTTACTTGAAACTCACCGCCTTCAAAGTCGGACGGGTTAGAAAGCAACATGGATAAAGATAACTTTCGAGGAACTGATCTATCTGTTGGGGCGGCGTCTGTGTGCCAATTGTAGTGCCCTTGTTTCTGCTCAGTATACAAACCAAGCTGCATAGGCTCATGGAACCCAGTCAAATCAAAATGGAAAAATCGGCTATTAACTTCTGCCACTGCCTCTGCAAGTTTTGCCCAAATGTGCTGTAGCTCTGGCTTTGCACCAATCCATGCCACTTGATTTGCCCGAACGCTCTCATTTACTTCGCTTGTCCCACCACTACCACCAACACATCCGTCTTGTAAATTTAGCCATTCCGGTTGCGCAAGAATTAAGTTGATGTCTTCAGGTGTGAGAAATCCTTCCCAAAAAGCAAGGTAATCTTTACCGGGTATGGATCTTGGTTGTATTGGATATATCATAAATAGGTTGTTGGTTTATGTGCCCAAGGGTTAATTGCAACTGACAAACGTTTCCCCGTAAAATGTTCCACTCCATGTATCAAACCGGGGGAGAACACAATCATCCTGTTTGTTACTGGCCGTACAGACAAAGTCTCCGTTACAAAGTTACCGCCACTTACATCAATGTCAGCGTAATACACTATGCTGCAAATTGGGCATTTAACATCGCCCGATGTCTCATACAGCTTTTCATCTTTATCTACGTGCCAATCAGTCCGTGTTCCGTAGTTCGCCCAGTATTCACTGCCTATCATGTCTGACAAATCAAAGAACTGAGATGCACGTGTTAAGAGCAATGCCATCGGAGAATTATTTCCAAGCAGCTTATCCAACCCACCCTTTTCCCATTTTGTTTCTCTTGCCTCGTCGCTACGGGAAAAAAAATCTACCACTGCTGCCAGATGTTCTTCATCCAATACATCATCCAGCACAATCAACATTTGTCAAAAAATAAAGCCAAAGAGAAACGAAACTTATCCGCAACAATAGATTGCGGGCGCATAGCGTGAGGAGTATCTCCTTGAAACACAGTTAGTCTGCCGGGTGTATAGGGGCTGGCAAATACAATATCTTTACATGCGCTATCGAAGAACAACGTTTCACCATGCCACCCGTCTTCCCAAACTAAGTTTACGTAGTACAGCAGTATCTTTTCTTTACCATGAACGTGAGTAAAATGCACATCCGAGGAGGAAGTTAAATTAAGTATTGCTTTTGAAAGCTTATACCCATCAAGCTCTTTAGCCGCTTCAGACCCGTTAATAAATTGCAATATCCCAAGCCGTTCTACGTCGTCTGCCGAAAAAACAGAATGTAAATATTTATGCTTAAGCTGTGCGTCGGATACCCCATCATTCCAACCGATAGTAAAGTTAGACGCCAAAGCAAACTCGTACGCGGCAGACCTGAACCCGAGTGGGAACAACCCGTCATATACGCGGATTGTTTTTTCTCCGTCTAGACTGATCTCTTTCACTTTGACTCCATAAGAGCAGTGCGATCTTTACCGTACGAGTACGTATTGCGCAATGTGCTATCGCCAACCTCAGAAGCAAATGGTCCATTCTTCCGCACAAAATGCAAAAATAATTGCCCTGCATAATATCCATTAGGTCCATCGCACTTATCTCGCCAATGCTCTATATCACATCCGGGATATATAAGGCCATCGCCCTCTGCCAGATCAAACCGCTGCTCACCCATATAGATAGGCCAAGCGTAGTGGTGAGATCGTCCAAGTTGTATTGTTATGCTAACTTCGCAGGCAACACGATCTGTATGTTTCTCAAGCGCATCTCCATTACTATACAAACGCGCATACGCATATGTTGGGATAAGTGGCTCTCCAACTATCTCTTCAATTGTCGGCCACAGGCGCTCGTGCAACGTCTCAAACATATACTCATGATGCATGGTAGTTAAGGCATGAGGAACTTGTTCGTCCCCCAGATTCTTAAAATCACTATGCCGCATAAGTACATGCGTAAAGAAATGGCAAAATTCTAATGGAACAATGTTTTTTAAATGCACTAAGGGCCGCATAACAAAGCTACTACCTCGTGGAAAGGAGTGGATAAATATACCTGTACCGCCCATCTATCTTCAAAACTTTCTTCCACTACAACGCTATGTGGTTGCCTACTATTTAAAACCCATACGTCTCCTGACGCAGCTTTGAAGCTTTCAACATCAGTTAGCTGCGCAATATCGGGAGTAAAGTACCCGCCTGAGTAGGTAATTACAGGGACAACATCACCCTCGTAAAAAACAGTTTTAGCCCCTGAAGCTTGTAAATATAAATTTACTACGCATTCTTCACGAGTATGCGCATGCACATCAACAGCGCTAATGTTTGATACTGTTACCCCAATTACAGACGCTGCTATTTTTTCAGGGAATAAATTTAATATTAATGGGGTGTCGCTACGCTTTACGTAATGCCGAAATATTTCGCCAGCTTCTTCTGTTCCATCTTTTGCAACAACTCGAGTATCCCGGGGTAATTTATACACCGCCTCTGGTATCTCTAGCTGTAGCTTTTGCGCGTATTTCATTTAACAATAAAGCCATAAATGTCCGTGACCGCGTTCATAGTAACGTCTCCTGTTTTCATATGAACTTGCTTCGGACCACTAATTACTTTGTCGTTAATTTTTATATCGCCAGCTGCAAGAAAAAATTGCGTCAAGTTTGGCATGTTTTTGCTGTATCCAGACAGTAAAACAACAGGCTCAAGTCGAGTGTTAAGCGGGACTTTATCTGCGTTATTAAATGGGCTATAGCAAACAACATTAATATCCTCTGGAGAAGTTGATCTCCATTCCCCAACAGGCATTGGATTTGTAATTGAATTATCGCCCGGACGGCGCACAATCTCTTCACCGGTTACCGTGTTAATCAGTACATCCGTACCTTTTAGGTGCATAAAAATGTAGCCGAAATTTGGGCCGACGGAATATATGTTGTCCACAAGTGGATCAACAGTAACAACACCGCCTTTATCAAACTCCGTTATGACTGCCGTTAATCCAAAAGACCGATGCACGGAACCTTGCATATTAAACCTCTTCTATAGAATCAACATCAGGTTGACTGGGCTGTGGTACCAAATCCGCAACAGCGTAAGAGCGTAACTGCCCGACTAGATTTTTTACCTGAGCGACTCTTGTTGGGTCCGCATTGAACGCCTCGTCTCTTGCCTGTTGTCCGGCGTGATACATGCCCGCAACAGCAATGCGCTTCTTTATTTCCTCAAGGTCTACTACGTCCGGCCACATATGCAGAGGCTGAAAAGCGTATGATTGATAATCATCTGGGTTCTGCGATGCCGTAGTATCCGACGCAAAAGAAACCAATAAAGACCCAGATGCTTCTTCATACGAATGAATTTTTATATATAGCGTGTTCATCTAAACTCCTATTAAGCTACGTTACCCTGTCTTGTCCCATTAACCGGCCAAGTAACGAATGGATTTCCAACTATGTAATTTCCAGTTGCACCACCAGCTCCTGCGCCTGTGCTAGATGGGGTGCCTGCTGTACCGACAGCACCTCGACCGCCACCCGCTCCACCCGCTCCTGCGCTAGATGGTCCACCTGCTCCACCTGCCGGAGATGTGCCAGTACTACCGGGAGTTCCAGCGCCGTTAGCCCCCGATCCTCCAGTCCCTCCAACTCCGCCGTTAAATCCAGCGCCGCCGCCGCCACCCCCACCACCAAAATTAGTTATAGATGGAGGAGTTTTTGGACCAGTCGGCGTACTTGTTGTACGGCTACCACCACCGCCGCCACCACCGCCGCCAGAAGCTACAGTACCGTTGTTTGTTATTACCGTTGGACGGTTTACAAAAATTGCACTTCCACCAGTACCACCTCCTACACCACCACCCCCGGGAGCCGAACCGCCATTACCACCAGTTCCGCCCATTCCTTGAATTACGCCATTATTTACAATAGTGACTGTATCGCCGGGGCTAAAAGCGGAAGGCACCAACATAGCATAAGCTGGAGTTGTTGTACTACCCACCGTGATTCCGGGGCTTACTGTAACTGTAATGTCTGAAAATCCTGCAACATATGTTGGTCCACGATTTGTGTACACATCATAGTTATAAGAATTAGACGAAATGCTCAAGGCAATTGTAGGGCGGTTTGATGATCCATAAAAGTTCCCCATAGCAATCTGACCAGATGTAGGGATTGCTGCGTTATTGGGGCTGTTTGGAACAAGTGCGCCACCACGATAGTATTCATTAAGAGAATGGGGAACCGTGCCACCAAATTCGGTGGCAATCGTGGTCATTGATATAGCTGTGCCGGGGCCGGGAATCGCCATTATTTAAACTCCTTATACGGTTCCGTATGCGGTTACATTGCCAAACAAGATAGCATTTCCGGCCAAGTCCACAGACATTCGATCCTGTGATTTGTATTTGAAATACAGTTTTGAAGTGGTCTCTGTATGCACACCACTCTGGATTCCGCTTGTGTTAACAGCCGTATATGCGGTAGCTGTGTGCGTCCCTGATTGTGCAAATCCGGATGTGTTGATTCCTACACCACCTGAAGTAAGTGAAACTTGAAACGTAGTACTTGTGCGGTTAACTACATAATAGGCCGTACCAGAAGTTAATCCTGTAGGTAACGCGCCAGTTGTTGACAATATAACTTGTAGTCCGTTTGTTGGAGCACTTGCAACAGTAATTATGCCCGGTGTAGCCACGGCAGTTATGGTAGTAGATGCCGTAAGCTGAGAAGTATTAACTGTATAGGTTCCAACACCACCCGTGCCAGTGCCAAGCGCCGTAATATTTGTCCCACCCGTTATACCCGTACCTGAAATTACTTGCCCAACACCTATAGTGCCGCCAGTTACAGCCGTTACAGTCAATACTGTGCCCGCAAGACCAGCGCCGTCATCAATTGTTCCCGTAACCGTAGCCCCTTGGGTAATCGTAGCTGTCTGCGCTACGCCAGAGGTGGTAGATAGATTGTAAGTAGTACCGGTGCGGTTATATACATAATACGGTGCGTTGGCAGTAATGCCTGTTGGTAATGCGCCAGTTGTAGAAAAAGAAACCGCTGTTTCATTTGCTGGAGATGTTGTAACAGTCACGACCGCCGGAGACGCAATTGTTATTGTTGCAGTCTGAGTGGCAAAAGTTTCGCTTATTGCCCAGTTTGTAATAGATAAGTTTGTGTTGGTTATGGCCGTACTAACAAACTCGGTAGTAGCAATCTGAGTATTGTTTGTGGTTGCTGGTGCTGTCGTAGCCAAAGATACGGTTGTTACCGTATGTGTTCCAGAGCCAGCCGTAGAGGTGTTGACCGCGCCGCCGCCAATACTGGTAGAAACATTAAACGTAGTCGCCGTTCTATTTATTACATAGTACGTAGTTGTATTAACTAACGGAGATGGAAGTTCACCGGTAGTCGTAAACCGAACCGCAGTATTATTTACTGGAGAGGCTGCAACTGTTATGACAGCAGGACTTGCGTTGGATATTGTAGCGGTTTGTGCCAGCCCTAAATACGCAGAACCGATAACCGACAAAATGCCGCCCAATTCTAAAGTGCCCGCTACATAATTTAACTGCTCAGTAATGTTAGTGCCGCTACTACGAAGCAAAACACTTTTACCCGCTGGGATAGAAACGCCTGTACCTGCTGCTGTGGTGTTACCCAAAACAGTTGAGCAAAATACAGTTGCTGTATACGTTGGGTCTGCGTTTACAACGACGTAGAGCTTGGTAACCGGCGGGACGTAAACATTAAAAGCAGCCGTCGTAGTTGTAGTAAGGCTAAGAGCCGCGCATCGAGCTTGGTCAGCCGCACCGTTTAAAGCCGTTAGTGCTTGGTTTGCACTTGTTACGGACACCGATGCTAAACCAGCAATAGCGTCCTCAATAATGGTACCAAGGTTTGAGTTAGTCGTTGACCCCCATGTGCCAGACTGTTCGCCATTGGCGATGAGTTCAATCCGTAGGTCGGGCGAGTAAGTGCTCGGCATGACTATTTCCTTTTTAGTTCGTCAACTTCAGCGCGAAGTTCTGCAATTGCGGCAAACGCTAATGCGCACATTTTTTCATAGTCAACTGCTAACGTGCCGTCTTCGCGTTTACGAACAGCCACGGGTAACTGAGCTTCAACGTCTTGCGCAATAACACCAAAATCAGACTTCTGCACAAAGTACCCGTCTGCACCGCCACGTTGCGAAAGGTAGTCGTCGGTCCAATCAAACAACTTACCACCAATAGCGCATACTTTATTCAGCGCATCTGGGATGTCTCTAATATTTTCTTTTAGGATGCGGTCAGATGAGAAAAACGCCGTGATGTTGCCTGTTGCGTAGATTGCGCCAGCGCCGGGATCGGATGTTGTTCCGACCGAAAAACCACCCGTTGCTGAAATACGAGCACTTTCAACACCACCCTCAGTGAAAGCAATCGTATCAGCAGTGGGAAAGAAAATGCCTGTGTTGGTATCACCTGATGTTGTGATAGCAGGGTCAGCGGCAGATCCAGCCTGAACAGTCGTTACACCTGTCGCTGACAAAGTAGTGAACGCACCTGTGCTTGCCGTCGTTGCGCCCACCGTACCGTTGATGTTGATCGATGCTGTGCCGGTTAGGTTGGTCACTGTGCCGCCGGAAGGCGTACCCAAAGCCCCACCATTAACCACAAACGCACCTGCTGAACCAGTGTTTACTCCTAGTGCAGTTGCAACACCTGTGCCAAAACTTGTGATGCCTGTGCCGCCATTTGCTTCAGGAAGAGTGCCTGATACGTGCGTAGCTAAACCAATCTTGCCGTAGCTAGGAGCCGAAGCAATCCCGCCCGAAATCAAAGCATTGCCTACCGCAATGTCAGCCAGTTTTGCTAACGACGTACCAGTATCAGCAAAAAGAATATCGCCTACTGTGTACGAAGTCTGGCCTGTGCCACCAAGTGGAGCGGATACCGCTGTAAATCCTGTTGTAAGAGAACCTGCGGCTAACGCGCCAGTTCCAGTAAGTCCTGTATAGGTGCCGGAAATTCTACCTGACGGTAAAGTGCCTGACGTTATGTTTGCTGCATTTGTTGTATCTGTTGTCGCTGATGCAGCCAGACCTGAAACCGCAGCGGACGAAATGGCAATTGCGGTGTTTACTGCATTAGTAAGCTGGCCCTGTGCGTTTACCGTAAAAGTGCCGACAGAAGACTGCGTTCCATACGTCGCTGCCGTTACTGCGGTGTTGGCAATATTAAATGTGTACGACGGGGATTCGTTTAGTCCTGTTCCTGCCGTGTAAGTGATTGGCGCAGAAAATTGTTGAAAAACAAGTGCCGTTGTACCAATCGTTATCGGAGGCGGTGTCTGCTGCACCCAAGCGGTATTTACATTAGCAACGCCGCTGGTCACTAAGAAAAAATCACCCTCGTCAATCTGGTCAACTCCGGTGCCAACAGAATCAAAGTCTGTAGCGCGGGTCAGAATGTAAGGCGTTCCAGCGGAGCCAACTTGAGTAACAACATACACCCCGTTATTTGCACCAGCCGCTTCATTCTTTACCAATATGCGTTCTGTAGCAACAGTAAGCGTCGAGTCCACAGACAGAGCGCCATTAGCGGTCGCCGTGAGCGTAGCCCCCACCCCAGATGTGCCGTTGTTATATGTGTTTGCTGGTAATGCTGCGGTAGTCGCCAACGCCACTGCTTCGTGGAAGTGAATACCGGATGCAATAGCGTCAGCGTATTGTTTATTAACAATGTCCGTGTTGCTAACTGGGGCTGTAGAGATCGTACCTGTAGTCAGCGCAATTGAGTTTGCTGTCAGCGCATCGAACGCTTGCTGAACCGTATAAGTATCTGCTGTGTCTTTGTAGACCGACCGCGCTGATGGGTATGTACAGAATACGTTTTTAGTGCCCGCAGAAAAATTTATAAGGGAGCCACCACTACTTGAAGACAATACGGTAGTTCTGGAAAGCGTTGTGCCAGATAATGTATACGTACCAATACCGACTTCCCAGTCGTACGCCACTGGGTCGAAGATAGCGTAGTAAGTAGTATTCCCGTTGCCTATGGCAGCGAAAGATTGATACCCAAGAACCGCGCCACTAAGCGTTAGCGTCCCTGTCCCAGTTGTGGTGGATATCTCTTGGACTCTGTCTCTAACTATAAGCGCCATGTTTTATTCCTGCGTGTTTATTAATTGCCACGATACCGACTGCGAGTCATCAATAAGCTCCCAGAGAAGCCTCGCAACAATCTGATCCACCGCTACTGCACCTTCAGTGATGGGAGCTAAAAACACCGATAGCACCAATATTGTTTCAGTAGCCTCGGCGCTTTCAATTACTGCGGCGCTAAACGTTGAAGGCGCTACTAACGCGCTGTCAGTACCAACACTGCTTTCCCCTACAGCACTACTAAATGTCGCTAACGCACTAATTACTTCTGACCCAGTACTTGCTTCCAGTAAAGATGCGTAAAAAATTATAGCCGCTGCGGCGATATCTGCCCCAACCGCAGTTTCACTATTTGTAGAGCCAAATGCTGCTACCGCCGCTGTTGTTTCTGATGCAGTTGCAGCCTCTGAGATATCACATTCAATACCTAAATTTAACGATTCTGGGTTACCAGAAAACGTTGCTCTAGCAAATGTGGTATCAGCAAACACTATTTACGCCGCATCAAGGCTGAACGTATACGTCACATTAAGCGTATCACCGGATACTACAACACGATCTCCGGGAGATTGAAAGTCAGATTCAGAAAACAAAATACCTGATGTGCCACTAGCCACCGAGCAAAGAAACGCTCCAGCAACCGTACCGCCCGCACCTGAAATAGTGAAAGCACAGGGTGATGCAGAATTATCAATCACCGAAGGGTCTGCGGTAGTAGCAGTTCCAAAAGTTACAGTTTTTCTTGACCCAGAATAATTAGTAAATTCTGTCCACGCCTTTGAGGCTAGGGTGTCTGCTGCCGCAAAAGTTGTACTAGAGCCGGGACCGGTAACCAGCCCAAGAAACCAAGCAGCGGTATAAGCCGCGCCTTTAAAATACTTGGCATTCATATCTTGCAGTCCTTGATTGACCACAAGGTTGTGTTTAGTGGTTTCCCACTTAAGGTTGCCATTTTTGTCTAAACACTGGACATGAAATACTCCGCCCGCTTGCATACCTTCTGAAGCGCCAGTGCGCGCAGAAAATGACGAGCTAACGTTGTCTGTTCCTACGGACTTTGCGTTAAGCATAATAACCTCTCAAGGAAAACGAATTAAAGCCGTCGTTGCCGTATTCTCTGGCATAACAACGGTGTTGCTTACACTGCTAAAAGTTTTATCTGAACCAAAATCTAATACAGCTACTGACTTATTGCTACGGGTGACATTGTAGATTAGCGCGCCACGAGCGATAAAACTGGCACCGGGCCACGACACATTATTAAAATCAACAAACACCGTTCCCTCATCTGGACTAGTTGTTTGTGTACTGATTGTTGCACCTGTGACTGCTACCCCACCAGCCGTATAGCCCGTGCCAGTAATTTCGTTCGTTACTGTATACACCGTGGTCAGGGGGCCGATGTCAGACAACGCCGTATATAGCGCCATCTTCAGTGAGTCAGTTGCCAAGTTCTGCCCAGCTTGTAGCATCTCTTGTTTAAAGCTATTTGTGAGCCCCTGTTGGATAGGCATTACGGATTCACCTTAATCTTAGCCTGACCATCACGGTATGCATCACCGCGCTCAAGACCTGTACCCAGACGGTTCAACTGAGCCATAGCGTCCATATACTTCTTCTCGTACACCGCCATCACGTCAGTCTCACCCTTCAAGAAGATATAGGCCTCAACCATCGTGCCATACAACAGAACCGGCGAGTAATTGTCGCCAAGCCATGTGCGTCCGTCAGCGGCCACTGTGATTGACTCTGGGTATGCGTAGTAGTGGAGCTCAACGTTATAAACAGCATCAGGTGTAGGACCGAGGATAAAGCTCAACTCATCTGTAATAACACTTGACGCAACGGTGGGTCCAAACAAAGCGTAATACTGAGGCAAGCCAGTAGCCGTCGGGATTGGGTACGCCGCTCTGATGTAGTTCACATCCTTGTTCAATAGATACTCATACGCACCTGTAGCATCAATTACCGCCATCGAAAAGACCGACATAAAATCTGTCGGGCAAGACAAGTACTTATTGTTTGTCGAAGTCACGCCCGTAACATTTCTGCGCAGTGGTGGAATCTGCACCGAGTTATAAATGCGCTCTTCCGCTTGCGTGATAAACGTATTGATCTGTTCAGTGCCAGTAGACGCAGTCGTGCCTGTACCTGCTACGTTCGTCCACGTATTCGACGGGAAGTCGTTTTGCAGGTAGTTCTTAACATCAAAGAACAGTTCGGTATACGTCATGATTAGCCCATCGGACCACGAGCTTTTAAGCCTTTAGTAGCCGCGCCAGTGCCACGAATCTTAATCTCACCATTCTTGTTAATCTGAGTAGATGCTGGATCACCCATACTTACACGACGTGCTGGCATACCGCCGGGGGTAGACTCTTTAGCGCTCATAGTATTAGGGTCAGCTCTGTAGCTAGTGCTATAGCCAGTACTCGTCATGATGCTTTTACCATTCATATCGTGTGGCTCCGCATAAACAGCAGCTTGGCCGACTTCTTTGCCTTTAACTTTTTGAGAAAACTTAGCCATTATTTACCTCTGCCAGTAGATTTCTGGTTCATGGCACGGGCAAGATTACGGCCATACTTACGCATAGCCTCACCGGTTACGCCGCCCTTAGCCATCTTGTGCATGCGCTTCTCATGCGCCTTGACTTCAGCCTTAGCTACCTTCTTCATGTTGTCCATATCAACTCCTAAGTAATTGTTACGCTACCTACTATACCAGCCGATGTCAGGTAATTTGGCGTTAACCCTGCGTCATTTCCACTTGCCCCACCAATCGGTCTCCAGCCCCACTGAAACACCCTGCTGCCGCCACTTGGATCTCCATTTGAATCAACCGAAGAACTTGGTGTATTCGTTATATGCAATCCACTATATCCAGACTGGTAGAAACTTACGTCCGGGCGGGGCTCGCGCACTGCCTGCGGATCATTTACTGGATACAAACCTAACGACAATTGAGGCTGATCCGGCTCCCAACATGTTGGGCAAACTTTAATTCTGACGTTCTTTGTCTTGATCGTCAGAGTCCTTAATTCTTTCAGTTGATATCTAAACCCACAACGGTCGCATTCCGAAATTGAATGTTTGCCACTTGCATATTTGCTTGGCATGTATCACCTGTATGTAGTCATACGCGGCACAAATCGATCTGGTGCTTTTTCGCGATCTTCGCCAGCAGCCATCTCCCACGCTTCAGCGTACTCAGCCTTCAAAATATTTATGCGGTCAAGAGAAATTTCTGGCAACTTTAATGCCAGTTTACAAGCAAGACCTGCCACTAAGCAGTTCTGGAAACGAAAAGGAATATCCTCAACATTCACGCCTGTCCCAGCATCCACAATGCGACGCAGACGCCAGTACACAAAGTAATAATACGGACTAGCCAAAGTACCTTGATCCGGCGACGGCCAAACATTAATTTGCGGGTAAGCTGGAGTAGCGGCCACCGCGTCCGTAGTCTGCCCAGAACGACGGTTTACCCACACCTGAATGGGACGACCTTGCGTTAATTTATTTGGGATGGTGGAGTACGTTGAGACGCTGATCCGGCTGATGTTGATGTCCGTTTGGTTAGATACTTGTCCGGGACTAGTACGAATAACGTGCTCCAAAAGATCCACAGTATCATTAGGTAGATCATAAACGTATTGACCTTGCACTAATGAAATCTGACCCTGCTCAACTGTCCAGAGGTTAATGCCACGATTAGCCCACTCAGTAATCAGGAAATTCAAGCTACGCCGTGCAGTACGAAAATCATATCCAGTACGTAACTCTTTACCGCAACGCTCGAACGCCTCCTCCATCAACTCATTAAGAGTTGGGTTAAACGCTGTTGTGCTTGTGGTTACGGCCATTTTTTATGCCCTCGTTTTACCGCGTACTGCACAGCCATCCGCACGGGCGGACGCTGATTTAATTGCCCCGCCTGCCTTTTTACCCGCCGCTTTTCGTCTGGCTTCTGCGCGCTCTCTAAAGCCCTTCATATCAGCTTCCATATCTTCAAACCCCGGTGTTGAAGCATCCCGAAAATTTTTAATATTTTGATCCGCAGCAGCTTGCCTTTGGTTAAATTCCGCTTGAGAAAGTTCTTCATTGTTGTGCATATACCTACCATCCACAACGCGAAAATCATTTACTCTTGGAAGTGCTTTGTCGGCCATTATCTATACCCCGCTGTTTTCTTAGCTATGCCTTTAGGCTGCGCCACGAACTGCTTCCCTGCTTTCTTCCCTGCCCGCTTTGCCTTCGTCGTGGCGGCATACTCGGCTGGGCTTAGTGCCTTGATTGCCTTTTCCGGGAGGTAACGCTCCCCGGTCTTTGACGACGGCTTTCCGCTTTTGGTTCGCCATTTCTGGTCTCCCCAGTTTTTCAGCGATTGCTGTGGCGCTTTCATCGCATCTTACCTTTTGTCTTGCCACGCTGGGCGATGCCATCTGCGCGAGATGATGCTGTTCTTACTGCGCCGCCCTTTTTGTACGGGGCTTCGCCCAAATCAATTCTTACCGGACGAGATTTTGCACCAACGAATGCACTTCCAACACGACTTGGGAGCGTAGTAACGCCGCCTGTTTTAGGGTCCAGTGTATCCGCCGCCAACTTACCAATTTTTTGTATGGTGTTTAACTTTTCGTAATCTTTTGAACGTGGAATGTTGGGGTTTTTATCTACCAAATCATCTAAAAAATCATATTTGTCTGTTGCAATAAGCTTTCCTTCTGGAGTTTTTTCGTACTTAAAACGCCCCAACGTATTACGTGCTGCGTCAGACGGCAAAGGACTAAAATCTCTTAACGTACCCTGTTGCCTTTTAGCATCATCTCCATAATCCCCGTAGCCTACAGTTTCTTTTATCTTTCTTTTTGACTGTTGGTTATAAACACTCTGGTTTAATTTTTCCTCACGCTTACGGGACCGCATAACAGCGTCACGCATTTGCTGTAACTCGTTAGGATTAAAATTTTTTTCTGTGATTGGATCAGTATTTCCTGCAACGGTTTCTGCAAAAGTGCGTACCTGTGATGGCAGTATGTAACTACCATCTTTACCGGCAAACTTTTTAACTTTTGGCTTTGCCATTACTTCCCCGCTTTTAATCTCTGTACCCACCGCCAGCGGCTTTGTACTTCTTAGCCACTAACTGCGCTTTACGGGCTGACCACTGACCAGCACCTGTGCCATGAGTTGCTGCGGCTTTTACTTGGCTTACGATCTTCTTACGCATTCCGGGCTTGGTGTAGTTACCAGCAGCATTGACCTTTCCACCTTCTTTGTACTGCGTAAAGTCGGTGTCATCCCGACGGGCTTTCTTCTTCCCGCCGGGCATCTTGGAAGGGTCAACTGCGCCCATACCGCGTGATGGCATCATTTGGCACCGCCTTTAACAGTCTTTTTGGTTAAGAACAACTTATCAACCATCTCTATCCGCTGAGGTTTGGTTGTAACTTTATTGATAATTTTTAACCGTTCAGCTTTCTTCTTGCCCGCCTCATAAAAGCCAGATTTTTTTAGCGACTTAACTACTCCGCTCTTGACTTTTGAGGTTGCCATATTAGCAAATCTTCCCACGAGTCTTGCCACGCTGAGCTATGCCGTCAGCACGGGAGGAAGCCGATGAAACTTTGCCGCCTTTTTTCATACCCTCATCTTTTTTTTCACCGTCGCGTAAGCGGTTCATACCGGCATACATAGCTGCTTTTGGAGCTTTAACTAAAAGCGTATCTGCGGCAGAACCAAGACCCTTAACCGCATTAATAGCCGCAGAGCCATACTTTTTTTCTTTAAAATCTTTAATGGCTTCGTCACCGTGCTTGCGTGTTTCAGCTTCAGATTCTTTAACCTCCGCTGCTTGGTTTGGAGAGTATTTTCTGACGTTATCCATCAAACTTTTTTCTTTACCAGCCATATCATCCTCCTATTAGCAGACCTTGCCGCCTTTGTTCATCATCTTGCCTTTGGTTTTGCCTTTTACAGCAACGCCATCACGACTAGGAGCAGCAGTTTTTACTTTACCCATTGATGTCATACCGCCATTTGCCATTTTCTTCATAGCCATGCCACCGTGTTTCATCTTGCCTTGGCCGTCAGCAGCAAACGAAGGGACTTTCTTACCGTCCTTCATAACCATTGGCATACCGCCATCTGCGTAACCACCCATAGCCATCTTCTTAGCCATGCCGCCTTTTTTCATGCCCATCATTTCACCCATCTCATGTTTCACCATGGATTTAGGTGCGCCTTTTTTCTTCATGAACGCAATTTCTTTACCAACCATCTTCTTTGACTCAGCCATACCGCCTCCTGATTTAGTGAACTCTTTACCCACTGATTGTGGAACTCCTGCTGCCTTAGCAAACTTAGGGTTATGAGCCACAGCTTGCATAAATCTTTCCTGCTTCTTGGACACGGTAGGCATTACTTAGCCTTTTTGCCCAATGAGTTGATCAA